GATTTTTTCATCTTTATTGCCTCTCATTCCTTACATCTTTAGTATAGCATCTTTTTGAATATTGTAAACTGCTTTTGCGTATTTTATTATACTTTTCGAATAATGTAAGACACAAAAAAAGCCACCCTGAGGATTTCTCCCCAGAGTGGCTCTATTTTAATATTAAATTAGTTTAGCAAACTTAGCCGGTACCCATTGTTCATCAGTACCAATTCGATAACATTTCATCCCTCGAATTGTTTTTTCTTCCCAAACTTTCCATGTTGTGTTAGTTCTGATGTATTTTTGATACTTACCTTTAGAATCAAGTAAACGTACCTTATAGTCAGGATTTCTCTCAATTACAGGCACATAGCATGTCTTAATCACGGTTTTTTGTGATTCAGGTTTAGTTTTTTTGTGAACCGCAAGTTTCTTTTTAGTGATTAATTCTTTCAATGTGATATTGCCGTCCACGTTAAGCCCATGCCAGTTATCAGTAAACTGCCAAATTGCCACACCATTCATAGATGGGAAGTAACCAAAATTAGGTGTATCAATCCGTCCCATCGTTGCATATGAAGCAACCCACAAGCATGTGCCATACTTTTTAACAACTTTAGCTGTGTCAACATGTTGCCTTAAAACATAAGCACCGGAGTATAAACCGACCTTGTATCCAGCATCATGACACACTTTCATGAAAGCCATGATAGCTTTCGTGTTGCTGTATGTGCCATTAACGACAGAATTGCCGTCACCTGTTTCCCAATCAAGCCATAAATACCGCTTTTTGCTGATATTGTGTCTTTTTGCTTCTGCAACAAAGAATTTTGCTTCTTTTCTAGCCCGACTAACTGAATTGCCAAACGTTGCGAAGTGATAAGCATGGACATACATATGATGGTAATGTGCTGATTTTATTTGATAATGAGCTTTCGGATTAAAGTAGCCAGTACCTTCGGTTAGCTTGACAATTACTTGCCTTGCTCCAGCGTGCTTATATGCACTCATGCTAGTCGACTGGTAAACTGCCACGTCAACGACATAATCTCTATTTGCCATCTGCTGTCACGTCCTTAGCTGGTGCTTCCGGTTGCACAATGTCTTTTTCAGGAACGTTTTCCGCGATTTCAGGTTCAGCTGGCTTAATGTCTTGATTTGCAATATTCATAGCATTAACAGCCTTTTCGATAGCACCATTAACTGCATTAGGTGTTACGCTCTTGATCCCAAGCCAAGACAAGCCTTGAGTAATGATTTCACTAGCAAAGTCACGCTTCTCTTGACCACTGCCACCAATATACTCTGCTTCATGCACTGCATTTGTAGCTAATTTTCCTAGCACATCTAAGGCTTGACCAGCACGTGTAGCACGGTTGATTTTAGCCTTGTCCTTAGCGTACACGCCTGCAATGATTGCAAGTAAGTAACTTGCTACGGTAATACCTAAATAGATCCAGTCTTTAATTGTCATTTTGTAATTCCTTTCGTAATTTTTCGTTTTCTTTACGTAATTCCCTATTTTCATTGATCACAGACTGATAGTCGTCCACTAAAAAAATATGGCTATCGTGTCTCGTTGATCTTCTATCGCTTAGATAACTCGTCACCAACCCAAGTAAAAATGGAGCTAGTACACTAAGTATGTCCTTAAGGCCTTGCAAGTGTATTGCTCCATTCCTAATCATCATCTTGTGGTTGATACTCATATGCAATCTGCATCAAATTGATAATTGCATAAATTTCAAAAATAATGACTGGGTGAAATCTAAAGTAGTCGATGCCAAACACATGAAAGAATTCGGCAACCAGCAAAGCAGTCAGAAACGCTACTGAGACGCCTAACCCAAGTTTGACCAGCAAATCCACGTGTATGTCTAAGACACCGCACAGGATCAAATCTGCGCCAGCCAATAAGCCAATAATGTCAACCCACATATTATT